GTGCCTAACGACATTACAGTATTACTGCATATTTGAATCTAAAGATTTAGCAAAATCTAATAGATTAGGAAATTCACTAGCATTGCTACCAACTGGTAGTTTTACTGATCCGTTGTTAATTAATACTGGCGATGATTTTACTTTTGATGCTGCTTTAACATCAGCAGCTGACGAACCAATATAAATTGAATCTTTCCAAATAATCATATTTTCTTTTTGTGCTCGATCAAACATAGCTGTGTTTGGTTTAACATAGTCATCATGTTTGTCAGTACCAGGTGCAAAATACACATTTTTTATTCTTCCACCTGATTGTTGAATAAATTCAGTTACTGATCCAATGATATTTTCAAAATCTTGTTGTTGTAAATTCTTAGTACGTAACGTAGGTTGCCCACTAATAATTAAAAAATCATAACCCTTTCTTACTAATGTTTGAATTGCTAACTCTGCCCCTTCAAATATTTGTAACTGATCACCAGGTGTAAATGCAGTTGAGTTATCAAGTAATACTCCAAATATTTCTAAGCCAATTACTTTGCGATTTGCCTGCAGTTCCCATACATCTTTAACATATTTTAAATATCGGTTCATATATACTCCGTGTTGTGAAATATTTAGTAAGCAACAATATTTACGCCTTGCTTTTTGATAAATATAAGATAATGAATGGTGCATATATATGAGTTTTTTAAATTATTTTTTACCTGGACTAGGATCTACCCTTAAATTTAAAAATAGTCCTAAACTATCTTACAAAGGAACTGTAATTACAGTTACACCTAATGTAGTGGTAGACAGCTGGTTTGTGACTGATTTTTCAAGTGCAACATACGACATTGCAATTGAATATGGTATAAATGATATCGAACACGTTAATATTGTTGTAACATCACGGGTTAATCAAGCATCTATAATGATATACGGTATTACAAATTTAGGAAAAGATTTAGTTAAATTTACTGCAACTGTTGATTCATCAAAGGTATATTTAATTGCAAATCCATATACTGATGGAACTAATTCGTTAGTTAATATAAAACTTATTGTAAAATCAACATATTCTGAAAAAATAATGCCGTCACAAGTTCCAACTGTTACTGATTCCTCATCTAATATAGGCGGCGCAGATGGATCGTTTTTAAATTGGCAAAATTCAAATTTAGCAAACGGCACATTGTATGTAGCTGATGATGGAAATTTAAGTATTAGCAACATTGGTATTATTACTGTACCGTTAAACACTAGTTTAGCATCGGATTTTATTATGTCAACGTTGCATATACAGAATACAGATGGGTATATCGGAATTACTACTAATAGTTTAACCAATACTCTTACATTTACACTTAATTCAACTCCTAATTTAAATGTAATTAATTCTGTAGCAGCAACTCCGGCAGTATTATCAACGATTAATAATGTTAGTTTTGGCCTTACAACACCAGCTCCTGCAACATTTTCTAATTTAACAAACAATGCATCAACAACGCTATCACCTAGCAATCTAACAGTAACTATTGCACCTAGCGGCACTGGAACTATTAATATTTCTGCAGGAACTACTGGCACTATCGATAATACATCATTTGGAAGTACAACCGCAACAACTGGAAATTTTAACAGTTTGATGTTAAGTGGTACTGCAATTAATAAAACAAATTTGGTAAAAATTAAAGAATTAACACCAATACTTTTCTGTGGAGCAATATAATGAACGGTTATACATATATTAGTGTATCAGGTCAAAACACAATTGGATTAAATTATTCAAATAATACACTTAATTTAGTTGCATCTGGAGGTATCAATCTAACTACAAATTCAACTACACAAACATTAACTATTAATACTAGTTCAAATTTTTCAGTTAGCGACCTTAATGTAACTAACTCATTAACTCTTAATCCAGTTAATATTGGATCTATTGACAACGTATCAATTGGATCTATTACACCAAGAATTGGAGTATTTTCAACTCTTGTTGCAACTGGAGCAGTAACTTTTAATCCAGCAAATGCAAACATTACTATTAGCCCAATCGGATCTGGAACTCTTATTATTAATCCAGCAACTACTGGATCTATTAATAATGTTAATATAGGAAGTACTGTACCAGCTGCTGGTACATTTACTAATGTAACAATAACATCATTACAACAATCTAATGCTGCCAGTGCAGTAACAAAAGGGTTTGCAACTGCCCTTGCGGCAGCATATGGTGTTGCATTATCATAATGAAGATTAACATATGACATCAGTATTAAAATTATTTAGAAGTTCACACGGGTTTAATAGTCCATATTTTGTAGTAGACGCAAGCGGTAATATAGTTTCAAAATCGTTAACTATTACCGGAAGTCGAATTGAATTAACTAGTAATTCGTATATAAGTTATAACGGGTCGCCATTAATAACAAATACCGCGTTGTCATCAACGATTACATCTATTCCTGGAATATTAACTAGTTTAACTGTTAACGGAAATGTTTCAGTAACGGGCGGAAATGCATTAATAAATCCGTATACAACCGGTACGATTGATAACGTTATTATTGGTAGCACTACTGCAAAATCAGGGTCGTTTAGTACATTAACTGCATCGTCATTAGGATCTGTTAATTTAAGTCCATTAGGATTAGTTAACATTAATCCAACTGGACCTGTTTTTATAAAATCATCCGGTACTACAACTAGTATTAATTTAAATGCAACTGCATCGTCTTTACAATTAGGCGGAAGTAGAACTGCAGTATCGTCAACTTGGGCAATTTTAACTGGCACATTAAATTTACAATCAACCGGGTTACCGTATCATAGTTATAATAACCCACTGGCTACTGTTCCAACTGTTCAAAATTTTAATGTAACAATAAAGTTAAAAGCCGGAACCAATCAAGCAGCTAGTACACCTTTATTAGTTCCATCAAATACCCCTATTGGCTACTGCTTAAACGGTGTTGCTATTTTTAGTCCATCCGGTTATAATAAATCACCTACTGGTACAAATGCATATTATCCCGGATGGGAATACAATGCAGCACCAAGTTCAGGAATTGCATTAGGATATACATTTAATGATGATAATGCAGGTGGATCTGCATCATTATCAGGTACTTATCATTATAGAGATTTTAGCTTTATAACTGCATGGACTACTGGTGTAGGGTATACATTAGGTTCAACTACTACTACCGGTCTTGCAGAAATTAATACAATTCCGTATTATAATGGCAGTTTTACGCAAACAGATAATCATTCAAAAATATTAGGATTTGCAAACGACGGGTATCCTATCTATGGACCATATGGATATAGTACAGCAACTGATAGGTTTTCCACAGTTACGCGCATGGTTTCAGGATATACATTAAATACAATTAGAGTAGGTATTAATGCTCCTCTTGTAAATTCAACATATCCGTTAGGTATTTTTGTGCAAGATTATACGTTTACAACTGCTGGCACATTGGATGCAAACAATGGCAGATATTGTGTAACGCCTGATTATCCAAATGGCACTTACGCTTATTTTGTAACAGTTAATTCATCAGGATCTCCAGTGTATCCTTATATTATAGGACCTACATTCTATGGTGATATGAGTGCATCAGGTACTGGATTTGGACCATCAACAATTAATAACGGATCAGTAACTATTAGTCCAGCAAATACGCTTACCTTAGGTACAGTTGGACAAACTACTAACATTATTAGTAATTTAACATTAACTAATAATCAAAATATTACAATACGCCCAATTGGCACTGGTGTGTTATCGGTTAATCCTGTAACATTAGGCACTATTGATAATATGAATATTGGATCAACAATTGCTACAACTGGTAGATTTACAAATGTAACATTAACGACTTCTGATGAAAATTGGAATTCAAATAGATCTCAAGTATCTACTAAACGATATGCAGAAAACATGTCATTAGCATTAACATTCTTTGGAATGCATTAACACATAATATATTTGGAGATATTTTAAAATGGCCAAAAGTCAGATTAAACAATACACGTTTACACCCGGAGCAGCAGGTTCCGGTACAATTATAATTCCTGGAAAATTTGATTTAACACAGCTTCTCATAATTACAAACACTACAAAAAATACAATTCTTTATAATTTTGCAGATAGTACGTATTCTGGTACTACTTCAACTTTTACTCGCGGAGCTGCTAATGCTAATTGGCCTACAGGATTAGATAATTCTGACGGATATTCAACAATTACATTAGCAACCAATACATCGACTATGTCTTCATCAGATATTTTACAAATCTTTATTGAATTAGAATATCAGATAACAAGACCGTGGCACATGGGGACTGATGCATTTGAACGGACTCGTGTTGCATTACCTCAGTCAATGCTTGATGCTGACTTTGAATATGGATTACAGCCTACAAAATGGCAAGTAATTGATATGATGCGAGGATATCCGTCAGTATACGAAGTACCTGGAACAGATACCTCAGTAACAACAGTTACTACAGATGCATCAACCGGTACAAGCGGTGTTGGTGCTAGTCTAATTACTGTAACAACAGTTAATGCCCATAACTTTACGGTAGGACAGCCAATAACAGTAAAAGGTTATATTAATACAGTTACAGGATTTTCAAGAGCTGAAGGAACATTTGTTATTAACACAGTACCGGCTAACCCTGCAGATGCAGTAGGTAGTCCAACTACGTTTACTTACTATGCAAAAGCAAAAGTTGGTACTAATAATGGAGATGTGCTGTCATCAACATATACACAATTACGTAAAGGTTCGTATTATACCGGCGCTAGCGTTTCAACTCCGGCGTTTTCATATAATGCTAATGCTACTTCTACTATTACTGTTACATTTCCAGGACCACATGGGTTTGTGCCTGGAGATTCTATTACAACAGTGATTAGTTCTGATAACGGAAGTAACAACCACACCCTTGCACAAGGTCCATTTTATGTTGAATCGATCCCCTCAGCTGTATCATTAACTTTTACTGCAAGAGCCGCTGGAACCATTACAGGTACGATACTAGGCACATTGTATAGTAGACCTGATTGTTTTTATATTCACAGACCATTTGACGGAGGAGTGCAGTTAGGAACTGGTGGTCCTAGCCACGGTGCGCATGCAATTCGTATGAGTAAAAAATATATTAGGTATCAATCAGGTAAAGCTATTAATTATAATACTGGTATATTGTTTGCACCTAATTATGATATTAGAAGTGTTAGTGCATCAGGTACTGCGATCGGCAGTACAATTACTGTTGTTACTGATGATACAGATCATGGTTGCCAAGTAGGCTGTACTATTTCTATAACAGGCGCAACTACATCAGGATATAACGGGTCTTATGTAGTCAATGGCATTGTTGATGAACGTGCATTAACCGTACTTGCAACTAATGTACTTGGATCGACGTTATCTGGGTTATCATCGCCTGCGTATATTAGCGTAAAATATTGGAACGGATCGACTGTGCGTGCAGGAACATTTGATGATCAAAATGGCATGTATTGGCAATACGATGGTCAAACTCTTGCAATTGGTAAACGATCATCAACATATCAAATTTCAGGCAACGTTACTGTAGTTCCTGATAGTAATTCAATAACTGGTTCAAATTCTCGGTTTACAACACAGTTAGTTGCAGGTGATCGAATTGTTATCAAAGGAATGTCCCACGTGGTTTCATCGGTTGTAAACGATACTCAAATATATATAACACCTGATTATCGTGGTTCAGTTAGCGCAGTTGGCGTTAAAATGGTAAAAACGATTGACTATATTGTTCCTCAAAGTCAATGGAATACTGATCGATGCGACGGAGGGAACGATGCTCATAATCCAAGTGGGTACAACATTGATGTGTCTAAAATGCAAATGATTGGATTACAATGGACATGGTATGGTGCAGGATTTATTGAATGGATGATACGCGGTCCATTAGGAAATTTTATTGTTGTTCATAGATTACGCGGGAACAATTTAAACAATGAAGCATATATGCGGTCAGGTAACATGCCAGTTAGATATGAAGTATTAAACGAAAGTGCAAGAACTGCGACTACTGCTGATCCAGGAAGCAGCGGTACTACGTTGTCTGTACTTGATACTACATTTTTCCCAACAACTGGAACATTATATGTCGATAATGAAATTATTACCTATACATCGAAAACTGCAACATCTTTTGGTAATTTAACACGCGGTGCATCTCTTACTAATTTTAATGCAGGTCTAAATAGAACGTATTCGGCAGGTGCTGCAGCTAGTCATTCGATTAACACTGGTGTTATTTTAATTGGGCAAACTGCAACTCCTAGTGTTAGTCATTGGGGCTCTGCATTTATAACAGATGGCCAATTTGACAACGATAGAGGATATATTTTTAACTATCAGGCTACTAACATTAACATTTCAACTAAAAAAACTACTGCATTTGCAATTAGATTAGCACCTAGTGTATCTAATGCAATTATTGGTGATTTAGGAGTAAGAGAATTAATTAACAGAGCACAATTGTTATTACAAGGTATTGAAATTACTGCAGGTAACAGTAGTAATGCAAACACTGCAATTGTTATTGAAGGAATATTAAATCCGTCAAATTATCCAACTAACGTAGCTAATATCACATGGAACGGTTTACAATTACAATCACAAAGTGGACAACCAAGTTTTTGTCAAATTTCATCCGGTTCTTCTGTAACATTTTTAGGTGTTAATACGTTATCAACATCTACATCAGGCGCACTAGTTGGTGCAACTGTTATTCCTGTTGCAAGTACAACTGGTGTTGCAATTGGTGACGATGTTTACTCAACTTCCGTAACAAATGCATTTGCCGGTAATGCTAAGGTTATAACATTTGTAGCAAATACAAGTATTACAATATCATCACCATTAGTTACTGTATTAACTAATGGTAACAATGTTACTATTAGTAGAAATTCGTATGCGTTACCAGGAGAGACTATTTTTTCTTTTATTAGTTCTCCTGCAAATAAAGACTCATTAGATCTATCACCATTAAAAGAGTTAACAAATACTCCAATCGGAGGACGCGGCACATTCCCTAATGGACCTGATGTATTGTTTATTAATTGTTATTTAACGCAAGGATCACCGATTAATGCAAACTTAGTATTACGCTGGGGCGAAGCGCAGGCTTAAAGACTATCGATAATATCGATAACAGTTTGGATCTTAGTTTGTATAATTTTATTACGCAGGCTAAGATCTAACCCACGATGAAGCGGTTTCGGTAAACTTTTTAAAGTAAACCATCCCCATGCAACATGCTCATCGCTTAATTTCGGTATAAATTCATCTTGAATTAGACAAAAATATGTATGAAAATTAAAAACACTATCGTTAGAAACAAATTTTTCTAATGGTAGTGTTTTTTTAATGACCGGTAAAAACCCAATTTCTTCTTCAATTTCACGAGTTAGTCCCTGCCATGGGTTTTCATTAATTAGATTAGTGCCGCCGACTAACCCCCAGGTTCCTTGATGTTTACCTGAGGATTTTTGTATTAGCAGTACTCTGTGAGTATGTTGGGCATATATTAATGCTCCACTACAAATAATTTTATCTTTTACAGTTCGATTTTCCATAATCCATCTTTGTATACACCTTCGAATGATTTAACCCACGAAACACCGTTCCATAAGTATTGGACTCCTGTGTATATATTTGTTTGCCAAACCATTGTGTCATGCTCTTGATTGCTGTTAAAAATAACATTCCATTGGGATCCTGACCATTCGATAATATCATTTGACCGTGCAACTAGATCAGTACCGCTAACTGATTTCCATGCATCTGCACCGTCTTCGTTTTGTATTGCGCCCATGTCTTCAATAATGATTAATCTAAGTTTAACAGGAATATTTTCAATACCGTTGTATTCTACTAGTGGATTAAATGTTTGCGGATTAACAATTGCATCAACTTTACTTCTTGCAGATGATTGATCAAACCCTTCGTCAGTGTTAAATAACCCGTTACTATCGATCAATGAATCAAACTGCAATGTTAACGGATCCCATACTACATTTAAAATTACAGGATTCTCAGAGTCTATATCGATTGTACCAACGATTTCACTTCCGTCATCTTGGCTTAAAAATAATCTACTTACGCCTGCGATAAATTCAGCACCGTATGCAGCAAAAATGTCAGTCCAGTTTATAGGGTGGCCTTGTTTTATCGGTATTTCAATTACCGGTTCTGCTGGCACAACATTTTCCGAAGGTCCTAGTAAAATAACTTGGCTGTCGTAAACTTGAATATTAAATCTTGTAATAGTTGTTCTAATTTTT